TGCCTGATGTGGCTGGCGATACTGGGGATAGCACATGGCTGAGTACAGCAGCACGGACATAAAGAACTGGATCCTCGGTGCCTTCGCAGTCAATGCTAGGCATGGTGATGAGCTACAGTTCGCTTGTCCTGTCTGCGACCACACCTCCTGCTACTTCAATGTACAGAAGGCAGTGGGCTTCTGTCACCGTGCTACGTGCCGCACCACCTTCACCATGGATCAGATGATAGAGGTGGTGGGGTATCCGCCCGAGCTAATGGGATACAGCCCGAAGGTCGAGCGTCCCACGCCTGCCCTACCTCCTATCCAGCTACCGCCTGATGTCATGCCCATCGAGAAGCATGACCCTGCGGTTGCGGCCTTGGCTTACCGTGGTGTGACATGGGATCACATCGTTCAGTTCCGTATCCAACAGACAGACACACGCCTCTTCGTCCCGGTGTACGAGGGAGGGGAGCTAGTGCAGTACAACTCACGCCGTATCGACAAGAGCAAGGCACCGTGTGACTGGTTCAACGCTGGCCCCAAGCCATACAAGTATGGCTCAGGCCACCCCATGACCCACTTCTTCCTAGGTTGGGATGAGTGCAGGATGTGGGACAAACTGGTGGTGGTGGAGAACACCTTTGTTTCCATGTGGTTGCGACATCTCAATGCCACTGCCACCTTCGGCTCACACCTTAGCGGCACGCACATTGACAAGATCAAACACAGCAAGGTACGACACGTCACATTCCTCTGGGATAAGGGAACCGAGTACGCCTCAGAGAAAGCAGTAAAGAAGCTACGAGCCCTTGGCATCGAGTGCAAGGTGCTTACACTGACAGGTCAGCCGGATGACCTAGAGCTGGCAGAGATAGAGGAGATGGTATGAGTCAAGGCATCGAGGATCTGAAGGAAGAAGTCCTGGCACTCAAGGCTAGGGTGGAGGAGCTAGCGAAACAAGTAGCAGACCTTCAGTCTCCTACGACGAGGCGACACTACGAGAATCGACCTAGCCCTTACGATGCCAGCGTGAAGAGGGGAAGCCGAGGCTCGTCGTGCCCCCACAAACCACAGTACCGCAACTGCTGGTGTAGTTGATGACAGTGTGCTGCCAATGCGGGCGACACTACTGGCCGGGGAAGAAGGAATGCCCTGGTGATCCAACAAGTGATGGGTGTAACCATATACCCTGTGAGAATTGTCAGCACTATGTAGAGGAGAAAGACTATGGCAGGACACACACCGTGGCGAGAGATCAAAAGGAAAAGTCAAATGCAAAACGGAAGTAGACTGAAGGAACATCGGAAGGCTAGAGTATCACCTGAGTCATGGTGGCTACTGGGTATCCTCGTGGTAGTACTGCTGGCGCTGGTACAGTATCAGGCAGAGGGACAGGAGTATCAGCCCTTCTCGATAGACACAGGTGTCATCGTGGATGGGGCTGAGATATGCTTCTCGCCTGACCTACACGCCACATCCATCCAGCTGCTCAATACATGGCAGCGGTTGGTGAATGAGCTTGACGCTTACGAGAGAGGCGGGGCTAAGATGAATGAAGATGATGCCATCACAGGTGAGCTACTCTATGAGAACCATCTGTGCGCTACGATGGGGTTCTACTACACCATCGTCATCACTCAGACAGTTGAGGGGTATGCACTGGCTCACTTCGATGAGCAGTATGGGTTCGGTGAAGGGCCTTTCATCGTGGCGAAGAGAGACATCCTTCCGGACCGGGGCATCTGATGCAGTGGGTAGAGGGTGCAATCTTGGGTGCAGTTATCGGGCTCATAGTTACAGCATACAACGTACTTAGATGGGGGACATGCTGATGGGATGCTTCTGGAGACATACATGGACTAAATGGGGTAGAGTTACTGAGATACCGATCCGTACTGCTGAAGGTGACGCGGTAATCACCGGTGTCAAACGTGTCCAGCAAAGGTCATGTATCCATTGCCACAAGATAGAAGAGAGTAGACTCGGATGATGGACAAATGTCAGTGGTTCTGTACGGGTTGGATCTTTGGTGTGCTGCTATGTACCCCTATCATACTAGCTCTAGGCTGCGGTAACGAGCAGGCCCAGCGCCAGCACTGGCAGGACTGTGCCGGGGTATACCATGAGGAATGTATGGATCTCCCTGACTTCCAGTCATGTGAGTACGAGTACTACAAGGAGTGTATCAATGTCGAGCCTACCTCGTAGAGCCTGTGCCAAGACGCTGAGTTACAAGAGCATCATGCTGCTTGTACATTTTGCAGTGGGCTTCGGTCTGACTGGCTCGTGGCAGTTCGGTAGCGCCTTGGCACTCATTGACTTGGTGCTGGGGGTACTCATCTACTACTACCACGATAGATTCTGGAGCCTGAAGGTCATGTTCGGAAAGGAGACAACCGATGAAGGAACCTGAGTGCCCTGACGGGTACAACTTCAATACCCTGCATGAGAATGAGGAAGAGACATGGGTACTGAGGCGTTCAACTGACGCCGCGCCGATCATTGCCATGTGGCTCAGCCACTACTGTGGCTCTGTCTATCAGCATAGGTTCGAAGATGAGGGCTGGGGTGAGGACAATAACTTCAGCCCTTTGGCTTCACCTTGCATTACTTGTGGTGCGGTGGCACCTGATGGGATGCAGGCTCTTTACAGGCTGCTGAGATGGGGCCTCGATGGATAGGTTGAAACTAGCTTGGACAATTACCAAGCTGAAGGTAGTACGTGCCCTCTTACGCCCTGTCATGCGGTTTCACGTATGGTGGGTCATGAAGAACCAAGGAGATTGATAGTGTCTGAGAGCTGCAAGGTTAGCCTGTGTGGGACGCCCAAGTGTAAGCTAGGGTCGATTGCCAAATCAGTACAAATCTATGGGGAATGTGCCGCTGTCCTCCCCACCGTGCATCCTAGTGCGCCATCGAAGCACAAGATCATGGTTGTGGTGAAGGCCCCGGACATGAAGGATCGGTTCACCCTGGGCCTGGGCCGGAACATCGAGAAGCTAGCTGACCTCATGTCCCTGGCTACGATAGACCCGAGGGATGTGTGGGTCACCTCCCTGGTCAAGTGTGCCCCACCCAAGCGGAACCCCACAGTCAAGGAGGTCAAGGCCTGCATGACCCACCTCTCGGATGAGCTACGGGATGTGGACCCCGATGTGGTGGTACTGATGGGGAGTGAGTGCCTTCGGGCCTTCAACCTCACCGGGCAGGGTGGGGTCAACGCCATCCACGGTGTCGTCCATCAGCTACAGTTCCCACATGATGAGAACTTGAGCAAAGTTTTTAATGTTGTGGTCACTACAGATCCCAACGCCCTCTACATGAACCCTGACCCCAGGCTTGAGAGTACCTTGACCAAGGATCTGCGGGCAGCTAAGGGGGCAGTGGAGGGCAAGCTCATCAACGAGGCAGCGAAGGATACCGAGTACAAGCTGATTGATTCTCTTGATGATCTGGACTGGATGATAGACAAGATCCAAGCGAAGGGGATGTTCGCCTTCGATACTGAGTCACGGGCCTTGCCTTGGTCGGATGAGCCTATGATTTGTATGCAGTTCACCTGGGGTTACGACACGGACGAGGTGACCTCAGCTGTGCTGCCCTTCTACAACCATGATATGGAGGGAGCGGATTGGAAACTCAAGTGCCGGTGGAACTACAATGAGAGAGAAGCTATCATCACCAGCCTGAAGGAGATCTTCGAAGATCCAAGCATCCCCGTGGCAGCACACAACATCAAGTACGATATGTGTGTAGTTATGAAGCACCTTGGTATTGAGACAAAGGGGTTCCTCTTCGATACCATGCTCATGCACCACCTCCTGTGGGAGCATCCGCCCCATGACCTTGAGTACCTGTCGGACCTAGAGCTAAGCACTGGGGACTACAGCAAGGAACTCCACAAGATCACAGGCCAGGGCAAGGTACTGAAGAACACCTATGACTATGTGCCTGACCTCATGATGTGGATGTATGGTAGTAAGGATTCGGAGAATGTGTATCGGTTGTTCTGTATCTACTACCCCCGGATGAGGGAGCTAGAACATCTTTGGAATCTGTACGTGGATGAGGTTCATCCCTTCATCCGTACCCTGTACCGGGCTGAGTACAACGGCGTGGCCCTGGACTCAGATGTAATCGATACCTTGACAGAAGAGTTCGTTAAGGAAAGGGATAGCTTGCTTCTTAGCATCAAGCGCAGGACGTGGCCCGAGTTCAACCCCAGCTCTAGTGCTGATGTAGCCAAGATGATTGAGGATGCCGGGTACTTCAAGGACATTCAGGATGACAAGAAGGCGCAGGGTTACAGCACCAACAAAACGAAGCTTCTTAAGCTAGCTAACAAGCTACCGATTGTAGAGGATCTCATGCGATTCCGGACACTTACGAAACTCACCGGAACGTATATGAGCAACGCTAAGAAGATGGCTAAGACCGACGGTAGAGCTAGGATAGGGGTGATGATACACGGTACGGTCAACGGCCGAGCCGCTGCTCCCTTCCTCCATCAGATCCCTAGGCTTGACCATCAGAGGATCAAGGAAGGGAAGGGCAACCTCAGGGATATGTTCATCGCTGGGCCTGGGTCCAAGATAATCTATGGTGACTACAGCCAGATCGAACTGGTGACGCTAGCTATCCTGTCTGGTGATGAGGATATGCTCGACATCTTTCGGTCGGGTGAGGATATCCACAAGGCTACAGCCGCAGCCTTCCTTGAGATCTCCCTGGACATGGTGTCGGAACATAACCGTGGGCTGGCCAAGTCAGTCAACTTCGGTCGGGTGTACGGATCGAAGGAAGGGTACGCCCTCAAGAAGCTGACATGGATGGATGAAGCCGGGAAGGAACACGGCATCACTGACGCCATGATTGCTAAGGGGTTCGCCTCCCTGGACGCTAGGTTCCCTGCTGCTGCTGAGTACTTCACTGATACGGTGGCTCAGATCTCAGCCAAGGGAGGGACACACATTACCCCCTTCGGGAGGTTCAAGCACATGGGTAGCACGCTGGTCACAGGCAATGAGTGGCTGCGGGAGAATGCTGAGAGACAGGCCGTGAATGGTAGCATCCAGTCACCAGCCAACTCAGTCACCATCCGCTGCCTCAATGCAATGGACGTGGCGATTATGGACAGGGTAGATAAGGGACTGATGACAGAGGAGGAAGCCTTCCTCGTCATCACAGTGCATGACTCCGGGGCATGGGAGGTGAGGGATGAGCATGTCGAATGGTTTGAACCTACGCTGCGGGAGGTGGCAAGTCGCCCTGTACCTCAGCTAGAGAACTACCAGTTCACCATGAAGGTGGGCATAGGTAACAGTTGGTCGGAGGCAGAATTGAATGCTAGTTAAACTAAGGAGTGGAGAAGAAGTCACCTTGGATGTAGATGCTGACATGGCGATGAGTGATGAGACTCTGGATCTGGACATGACTGTCCTTCCTAGGATCATAGCCAAGTATGCTGAGGTGGCAGCTGAGTGCAACATGGATCAGCTGAACGCGAAGAACGATATGGATAGGGCTGAGGCAGGGGCGGCTCAGAGGATCAGGACTACCTGCGCTGAGCATGGTGAGAAGATTACTGAGGCAGGGATCAGGGAGAGGATGCTCCACTCAGAAGGAGTTAAGACAAGTAGGACTGAGTACTATGCTGCGGTGGCACAGCACGGCCACCTTGAGAACCTGTATCGTGCGCTTAGAGACAAGTCGTCCCTGGCTATCGCTCTCTGCTACAAGCAGAAGGAAGAGATCAGGGTCATGAGCAGCGCCCTAAACTAAAGTTGCAAAGGCTGAAAAGAAAACCTATAATAATGAACCAAAGAGCCAATACCGGCTCTACCGTAAAGGAGATCCAATGAGTAATGAACTACCGGCAGGGTTTGGCGAAGTCGATCCGGACTTCCAGCGAGATGCATACGCGGAGTCACAGAAGATCCGCACCGATTCCAGTGATGGCACTGTGCTTTACTTCAAGAGTGGTGTTACGCACTGTCGTATCCTCCCTCCTGTCGAAGGCGCACCGTCATGGTTCCGTTCGTACAAGGAACATGGGATGCGTCCGGACGGCAAGTTCCAAACATACACCTGTCCGAAATCAATTGACGATAGTGACTGTCCCATCTGTGAAGAAGGCAAACGCCTGTATGCAGAGCTGGGAGAGTCGAACATCAAGGCGGCGAAGAAGCTGTACTCAAAGCCTGCGTACCTGTACAACGCATATGTCTTCAACAACCCGGATGGCAAGGGGCTGAAGGATGGCATCTTCGTTCTCAAGTCTGGTGTCATGGTCTTCAAGCAGTTGATGGAGTATGACAATGACCCGGCTGGTGATTGGGGTGACCTCTCCAACCTTAACTGGGGTATCAACTTCCGCATCAAGCGGACGGGTAAGGGTCGGTTCGATACTGAGTACGTCGTAACTCCAATACCCACGCGTACCAGCATCATTGAGGAAGTGGCGGCAGCGGGCGTTGAGTTCGCAACTCCGGTCGATCTGACCAAGGTGTATCCGCCCAAGACTTACGACGAGTTGGTGGAAGTACTGAACAAGAACGTCGTAGAGGGTGACTGAATGTTTGAGGTTGGCTACGGTTTGCTCGCGTGCGCCGTAGCCATCCTCATCCACACCGTACTAGAGAGGCTGACTAGATGATAGAATTCTTTAGCACATACTGGCCAGAGATGATGGCGGTATGTGTCATCCTTAGCATACCGGTAAGTGTAGCCATCAGTATGTGGCGTGACCATAGGCGGATGATGAAGATAGAAGCACACCCTGAGCGCATGAGCGGGGGGCAGTACAAGGACTTCAATAAAAAGAGGTTTCATAAATGAGTGCGCTTCTGTTAGCACTAGGGTTCTTAGGTCTTGTAACTTTTGTATGGTGGTACACGGAGGTAAGATGAGCAGCTTTGACGCAATCTTCAAGGCAGTCAAGAAGGATTGTAAGAAGGATCCCTTGGCTACCTTGCACAAGCCCGGCGACATCAGCATCAAGAGTTACATCCCTTGGGGTATACTCACTGGGTTGCCTGAGCTAGATCTACACATAGGTAAACCGGGCTGGCCTGCGGGTCGAGTGATCGAGATGTATGGGTTCGAACACTGTGGTAAGACAACGCTGGCCTACCATGCTATCTCTCAAGCCCAGCTTGCAGGTGGTAGCGCTTACTTCATCGACACCGAGAAGTCGTGGGACGCAGAGCGAGCAGCACAGTGCGGGGTGGAAGTAGATAATCGCCTTGGCATTGGTGATGCTGACTCAGTGGACGCTGCCTTCCGGATGGCGCAGAGTATCCTCGTTCACAGAAAGGAGAACAATGATGGTGAGCCCTTCATTATCGCCATTGACTCTGTGACTGGGGCTGCGACTGAGTCGATGCGAGCTAAGACTATTGGTGCAGAGGAACGAGTCGGGCAGGATGCACGCGCTATCCGTGGCGGGATGCGGCGCATCGGGCCTGATATCGCTGAGACAAACACCACCCTGATCATGATCAACCATGCAACAGCCAACATCACAGCCAACAAGTATGCCAAGCAGAGCGACTCATCGGGTGGACACTCGATCAAGCTGGCTGCTTCGGTGCGGTGTGCGATGAAGTCTGCTGGTTGGATCAAGGATAAGGATGATGTGACAGGCATGCGGCTGGGCCAGAAGATCTCCATTGCGGTGGAGAAACTGAAGGGCTCACGCCTTGACTACCCTGAGGTAAAGGATACGCCGCTGCTCAACACGATTGGGTTTGATACACAAGAGAGCCTGCTCAGGGCTGGCTGTCAGTCGGGTTGGGTTAGTCATACGAAGGGCTCAAAGGATTACTCGATGGGAGAGCAGACATTTAGTAAGGCGGCATGGCCTGACATTGTATTCCAATGCGGCGGGATCGATAACGCATACAAAGCATTCATAGAATGGTGCATCGAAGATGGGTGCATCAGCCCTTGGGGAGCAGTATGAAAGTTCTAATCTTTTCAGACTTACATCTACACAACTGGGCGAATGCTCCTGAGGTAGATGGTATGAATAGTAGGCTGAGGGATCAAGCCAGGGTCATGGATCAGGTCGCCCTATACTGTGAGCACAACACTGTAGATCACATTGTATTTGGAGGCGACCTCTTCCATACCCACGGCAAGATACATGAGAGTATTCTTAAGGTGGCATCCGAAGGGATACAGAATATCCTTGAGCTATCCCAAGTAAACATACGTATCCTCGTTGGTAATCATGACACCTCCAACAAGAACGTAGCGGTCCACTCCCTACATTGGCTAAATGCAATCGAAGGAGTGAAGGTGATAGATGACATCACCCATGACAAACTCTACAAAGAATTCAGCTACCTCCCATACACGGAGGATAAGGATAAGATCATTGAGTTCTTTGAATATGCTAACCCCATTTGCTTCATGCACCAGGGTATCGCAGGTGTACCAATGGGTTCAGGGTTCCTAATTGATGAGGTGCTGTCTCTCGACATGATCCCCGATCATGTGGATCAAGTATTTACAGGACATTATCACAAGCACAGCAACCCATCGGATAAGGTGACAGTCATAGGCTCAGCGTTACAGCTCAACTGGGCTGACATGGGAGACAAGCGAGGCTTCCTCGTCTATGACACACAGACAGGGGAGGTTGAGCATATTGAATCGGTGGCTCCGAAGTTCGTTACGCTTAATATGGATGGCAGAGGGAGCGCGGACTATGTCTATCAAGAACGACTAGGCAAGCCCGGTCTGTTTGATGGCAACTTTGTTCGTGTGAATAATTATAACTCAACCTATACTGATGAGATTAGAGAAGGGCTTATGGAGGCAGGTGCAAGATCAGTGGAGTTCGTCCCGCCTAAGACAGAGGATACCAAGCTGCAACACACTGTAACCCACGGTGTCATCAACGTAACTGCCGCCGTGTATGAGTACGCCAAGGCTGAAGGCGTAACACCTGAGTGTCTTAAGATTGGCGAGGAGCTGATGAAATGAAACTATCTAAATGGTCACTGTTTTACGTTTGGCATACAAATAGTAGAGAACAGAACACTCACTTCAAGACAGAGATGGTTGCTCATTCTCTAGAACACGCGCTAGAAATGTTTAGAGAGCAGTATAAAGACCTACGTCCATTACAGGTAACACACTGTATGTACATAGGGGAATGGTAAATGAAACTGCTTGACCTACACGCACACAACGTCTTCTCCATTGGGACCATCGACCTTGACCTCAGAGATAGAGGTCTGCTGCTGGTCACTGGCTGGAGTAATGATGACAACAACGGCAACATGGCTGGCAAGTCCAGCGTGGCTAATCACTGTGTCTCATGGGGCCTGTATGGTAGGACGATTCATGGCGTCAAGGCTGACGCTGTGATCAACACCAGCATCACGAACGCCAAGCACTGCGGTGTGACCCTCCACTTCGAAGGCATTGATGGCAAGGTGTATCGGATCTACAGGGCACGCAAGCCTAACTCCCTGAAGCTGGCTGTTGCGACAACCTACGAGGTAGGAAGCGGCGAAGAGATCTGGCATGATTTGTCGAAGAGGAACGAGAAGGATACCCAAGAGCTAATCAATGTACTGTTGGGGAGAGATCATAAGACGTTTATCCAATCAGACTTCTTCGGTCAAGGGCGGGAGGTATCCTTTCTCGCGTTGACTGGTAGCGAGCAACGTGCAGTAATAGAAGAGATCCTCCCGCTCACTTCCCTTGAGCAGTGGCATGAGAACGCCACGGCTGAGTGGAGGGACGCGAAGGAACAAGTAGATAAGACCCGAGTGGATTACAAGGCGCAAACTGAGCGTGTGCATATGGCGCACGACCATTACAAGGGGCTGTCCACACAGATGGATGAGTGGTACGCCGACAACCTGATCACTCTGGCATCCGCAAGGAGTAGGCTCAACAAGATCCAGCTGACCTCCTCCGGTATTGTCACAGAGTTGAAGGCTTTGAAGTTGGCCCTCCCTTCAGAAGGTACCACACAGGACGCGTTGAATGCTAACAACGTTAAGATCCACACCCTCAAATCACAAAACAACACGCACGGCTACAAGATTGACCAACTCACTGGAGATATCGACCGCCGATCCTCACGCCCTGATGTATGTATGAGCTGTGATCAGGCCTTACCTCCCGAGAGGATCAAGGAAAACGGCCTAGAGTTAGTGGCTGACCGAGCTATGCGGGATAGCCTAGTCAAGCAGCGAGCAGAAAATGATGCGAAGTTATACAACCTCCAGGCTGACGTAGGCATCTGTAACGAGGCGCTGTTGCTGGAGGCTAGGCTGGCTGAGAAGGATAGGGAAGTCATCTTCATTGAGAAGGTACGTCAGCTGGAGGCGGCAGTCAACCCCTTCAGTGTGCCGCGTCAGGTTGCCAGTGAGCAGGAGGCCAAGGAGAACAAGGTACTGGATGGGTTAAGGTTGTTGCTGGTGATGGATGGACAGCGCCGAGATGACTACGCCTTCTGGAAGCAGGCCTTCGGTAAGGATATTAAGACTATGCTGTTCGATCAGGTGTGTCCCTTCCTTGAGGCCAAGACGAATGAGTACCTCGCTGACATGAACAACGGGCAGATCAAAGTCAAGTTCTCCACCACTAGGGTGATGAAGTCAGGTGATGAGAAGGATCAGTTCTGCGTGACGGCTAGCTCAGACACCGGCAGCAACATCTTTGAACTGTTCAGTGGGGCAGAGAAGCAGCTCACTAGCTTCGCAGTGGGTATGGCCCTCTCGGATCTGGCGGGGATGCAAACGGAGGGGGCATCCTCGTTCATGATCCTTGACGAACCCTTCCTCTATCAGTCACCTGAGAACTGTGAGAACCTAATCAACTTCATTACGTCCAAGCTTAAGAACAAGTCAACCATCCTACTCATATCCAATGAGGATAATTTATCTAACCTTGTATCCAACAGGGTGCATGTCGTTAAGAACAAGGGGGTAACATCCATTGCCGGTTAAGAGCCTGACCAAGTTCGAGACAGAGCTAGCCAAGTTGAACTTGACGTTCGACCGAGGGCTTGACCTCGACAACCGGATCATCTACATCTTCGATGACATTGATGAGACTATGGCTGAGAATGTCATCATGAGCCTATCGCACCTGTCCCTCACTGAGGGTAAGATCACCATCATGATCAACAGTCAGGGTGGTTCGGTGTCAGATATGTTCGCCATCTACGATGCGATGCGGGCCTGTAAGAATGAGATCACAACCATAGGGATAGGTGAGGTCTGCTCCGCTGCTGGCTTGTTACTGGTGGCAGGGGATAAGCGCCTCGCCTCCAAGAACTGTCTGTTCATGGCTCACCAAGTTCAAGGTGGGTACAACACAGACGAGAGCCTTAACACAGCCGAGGTGCAGATCAAAGCTACCCGGATGTGCTGGGATCGATGGGCCAAGTGCATGGCCGAGCATACGAATCACACAGAGAACTATTGGAAGAGAGAGTTACCCACTAAGCTGAGTGAGCTATGGCTTCCCTCAGAGAAGATGGGCTTGAAGAAACATGGTATCATTGACGGGATATGGGAGTAATCATGAAAGAACTTGCAGTAGTGGTATTGGCATTTGCGGTGGCGTTCGTAGCCTTCTTCTTGCTGGTGGATCTAGCCAACGCCAAGGAGACTACCACCCTGGAGGATGCACTTGAGCGTCCGGTTCAGGTGCATCGTTACTTTGATAAGGAAACCTTTGTAGCTTGCTACTGGACTGACCGACACCCCAAGTACCTGTCTTGTGTACAGGTGCATGGTATTGGGTACGGCACTCTGAAGAGGATTGAGAATGACCCCCGAGATTGAGAGCCTAATTGACTGCGCGTTGGATGAGGTGAGGTCCGAGCTGACCTCTGCCTATGAGAACTTCCCTGACTTCCGCTCTGCCCATGAGGGCGTGGCGATAGTAGAGGAAGAGTTCCTTGAGTTTAGGGCTGCTGCGTACTGGCCTCATAAGCATAAGCAAACAGACGCAGAGGAGACAGAGGCACGACAGCTGGCAGCGATGGCTGTTCGCTACCTCG